GTACCTTTCTATCCGGGTACTTCTCTTTGTCCACCATGATTTCATGGCGTTCAGGATTCCAATCATCCCAAAGTTTACAACGGTCTGGAAGTTCGGTTTTCCGCCCCTTCTTTAAATAGCTTATTTTCTGTCCGATATCGGGTAATGCTAATATTTCATCTAAACTCAATAGCATAGTTTATATTTTTAATGCGTGAATATTCCTGTTAAATCTTTTGGCTTCAAAATGCGTCCAAGCAAACAACCCAATACATAATATCTAATAGCATCCATCAAATGATTATATTCATCTACTGGCTCATTGATGTAGTTTCCATCTTTATCTTTGTCCCAAACATATTTCCGAAGTTCAGTAATAAGATTGTAAGAGCGTTCTGTTACAAAGAACTCCATATCTTTAATCTTATCAATACCCGCTTTGATTGAACCGGGGAACTTATCTACCGGATAGATATTCACGCCTCTGTTCTTTATCTCTTGAATCAATCGAGGATCTTGTGAATCAGCAAACACTTTCATAGAGAAAGGCTTTAACCTGTTGGCAATAGCTGATGAAAGCATATCCGTTTCATAGAAAAGTTCATCAACATACAAACGGTTATCAATAATGCCACATCTTACAGCAGCGGATGGATCATTAGTAAATCCGAAGTCCTGCCCTATTCCTACCTTTTTGCATTCTCGTGGGAACTCTTTAACAATACCCCACTTCTTGAATACGGCACCTTCCGCTACATCAGCCCAGCGTCCGATAACCACATGGGCATACTTTTCGGGGTTGCTCACCTTCATATCCTCGACTTCTTTCAAAAACTCAGGTGAAAGGTTTTCCAAGTTATCCAGATAGGTAGTATGGATATGAAGTACATTCGGGTGTGTGGAAATCTGTACCTGCACACCATCAATCTCTACCAGTTTATGAATATTCTCAATGTACTTTTTATAGATAAAGTGATTGGAGTCGCAAGGATTCATGATAATAATAATCCGGTTCTGAATCCCTTTCTTACGAATAGAAAGCATAATCTTGTCGAACTCTTCTTCATTCGTCCATTCCTCCGCTTCATCGCAAACAAAAGTAGTAATACCCTGAATGGATTTCAGTTTCGCCGTCTGATTCCCCGAAGATGTTTTGATACCCCGAAACATAATACGACTCTTAGTCATTTTGTTGACTATATCCGTCTTGGTGGTCTTGAAATATTTTGTAGTTCCGTCAAGGTCTATCTTCTCCATCATTTCCGGGATGATAGACATACCGGCGGAAACCATCGTGTAACGGGTATAGAGAATCTGATGCACAATCTTCTCTACCGGGGTCATTTCAAAAGTCAGACGCTCTATAAAGGTGGAAGCGTTGAAAGACTTTCCCGAACCACGTCCACCGGTGATAAGAATTATAAATTTCTCCTTATCCTCATACAACGGATGATATATTTCTTGGGGTTCGATCATTTCAGTTTGTCTTTAATCCAGGAATCAATACTAATACCATGATCTATGTCGGTTGGGATGTCGGCATCTTCATCCTGCTTGCGTTCAACTTTTCTCCAGTCTTCATCGTAATGATATAACCAAACAGACTGCGCTTGTAAATTTGGAGCCAGTTCACCTTCTACGATTTGAACTTCTTCCTCGCCCGTCAGGTTGCCCTCTCTGTCCTTAATTTTTCTGATAGTGGTGTTCTTAGTCTTAATACCACCAAGAGCCATAGCAAGGAACTTAGCACGTACAAGAGCGTTTATAGCACAACGCGCACGCGATAATACTTCGTTCAATTCGGGGTACTCACCTTTCTTCTCACAAAAAGTTTGAGGACATAACCCAACGGCATGAGCAATTTCCTTATCAGTGAATCCCTTTTTGGCATACGACTCTACAAGAGAAAGAAAGTCCTCACTTGTATAGTCAAACTTAGGCTTTCTTCCTCCACGACCTTTTTGGTTTTGAGATTCACTATTGCTCATATCAATCTACCCGTTCTACTTGTTCATCAAACACTTCTCCTTTTATGAATTTCATATCCGGATCATAACCGAATCTCTCACAGAAAGCGGCTTTAGCTTCATAGGTATCAAAGGATAATATCACATAAGCATCCATATCCTCGGCTGTTTTCTGTGCGTTCTCTTTTACCTGTTGCTTGACTTCTTTCATGTGGGCAACCTTCTCAGCACGTTCCAACTGCTTAGCGGCCTTATTGGCTTCTTTCTGTTCGATTACTGGTTCCATCATGTTAGACAGAGCGTCTGCGATGGAGTTTTCTTCTTCTGTTTGTAGAAGGTAGTCAACACCAATCATGTTTAAGTCTGCATCGGTCAGACCTGCATCTTTCCAGTCAATATCAGGAACTATGCGGGCAAGTGCGTCAAAATCCCACATACCTTGTGCATTCGGGTTGTTCATTAGAATGTTCAACTCCTTTTCCTGCTTTTCATTCACATCAATGACATCGACACGAATACGGTAGTCATTGTCGGGAAACTTCTGTAATTCATCCATGACAGATAAACGCTGGTGTCCGCTAACCACGGTCAGCCCCGTACGCTTGTTTACGACTATTCCCCCGACTAACCCAAACTTCTTGATACCACGCTTTAATGTTTTGCGAGATTCATCCGAAAGTTTCCGGGGATTATAATCTGCAAAATGGATGGTAGAACGGTTAAGTTCCACCGATTCACTTTTGATATATTTTGATAATTCCATATTAACCATTACTTAAGCCCAATCCTCTACCTTGACGTACAGCTCTTGAATACTGTTGAAACACACTCCGGTTATTTGCAGTGTTCAACCTGCTCAAATTACGATACATGGCACCGCCAATACTATTAATTCTTGCTTGTCTTGCAGGATTCCCTTCTGCCGCACGAGTCAAACGATTTGTTTGTACTCCAATATCGGCAGCACTTTTCATCTTTCCCCTTCTTCTGTTTCTGACTCAGCTATTCTCCTATCAATTTTGTTTATTATAATACTCCCAAAGCACTCTTTCAGCCATTGGAAACACTCTATAAATTCTCTGTAAGTCCTGTGGGTAATTCTTCTCCATCCAAAGCATACAATCGAGGTTGAAGCCAACTCCTGAACTTGCTTTCAACGAATATCTAATCGGTTCAGGCAAATTATGTTGCCGCATATAAGCGAGAATATCTTTCTGTGTCCAGTCAGCCAAAGGATAAATCATACCGTTATTCTCGTAACTGTTTGCCTCATAGCCTTTCAGCATCAAACGCCTATTCATTCCATCAGCCTTTTTCATACCCAAGAATGTGTAATAAACACCATGAGTAAGCTGCATAGCTTTTACCACATCAGCAAGTTTCAGTAACTTTACTTTCGGATTAGGTACGCAGTACATGCCACCTCTAAGAATGTAGGTAAGATTCCAATGAGGCACTTGTACAAACTCAATCTTTGGATATTTGGCTTTAGTCCAGTTTATCCATCGGTTTATGTGTTCTAAATCCTTGACAAAATACATGAATACACAAACGATACGGTCAAACTTCGGATAGATTAAATCAAGCAGAACAAGCGAATCTTTACCGAGTGATAAAAACAGTAAAGCCTCATTCGATTTTACTCGAATGAGGTCTATATACCGGTTCGCTTGCTCTACTTTGCTCATAGCTAACCACCCGACAATCCAAATGAAATACGAAGATCACTATAACGCTGTCTACGTGACCCTAACTGCGTGGCACTTGCCGTACCCCTACGATTGGCAACTAATCTACCACCTGCGCCAGCACCATTCATATTCCGACGTGGTCCGGCTACTTTATTAATCCTTCTTCTGACTCAGCAAATCATTTTTAATTAAACAATCAATCTATATATTTCTCTAATACCTTGCCTAAAGTATAGTCCATTTGGGCAGCTAAATATTCTTCACCTTGATGTTCGTAAACAATATCGTTGCCGTTTTCATCGGTGAGAATAGCCGCTTCTGCGTTCTTTACTTCAACGATGATATAAGGACGTTTACCACTATAAGCACCTGTAAGAAGTTTGATGGCATCATACTTAATAGGCTTCAATTCTACTTCACCTTCTTCGGGTAGCTCTTCATCAGCCTTATACTCTTTACCGCCACAAAGATAGGTGATATATTTCTTTGCGTTGGTAGGTCTGATTTCACGATATTCGTGAGTCTTAGTACCTGCCAATATTTCATCGAAATACTTCTGTTTGATACTTAATGTAAGAATGTTCATAATCGTGTCAATTTTAAAAGTTAATAATCATAGTTGCGGAAACAGGACTCGAACCTGTGACCCTCGCCAAGTCAAAGCGATAAGCTAACCAACTGCTCCATTCCGCGATAGTACCCCAAAGGTACTACCACAACCAAAGATAACGAAATATCTTCAATCGTTATACACGACAATCGGTTTATTGTCGTAAAATTGATAGCCTGCCACAATTTAGCAAGAAGAAAGCACGGTTTAAACTAAACCCACCTGTACCTTTGTTGCCTCTATCCGTATGATACCTGTAAATGATTGAGTTGCTATATTTGGACCACTCAGGCATAAATATACCACTCTTAGACCTGCCGTTCACTGTAATAGAACCAGATAATGCAGGTTTTTGGTGGATAAACTGTATGTATTTCATGCTTATCTGTTTTTCATCCATTTATCACGCTTTTCCCTGCACACCTCTAAGGTAGGCGCACAACAAGAAAACAACTCACCGCTTTCAGTACGGTAGTCGTACTGGTACATTCTCACTCTCTTACCTTTCAACTTAGTGTTGTAGGTAGTGTAATTCTCTTTACCGAGTTGACATACGCTGCAACCTCTTTCGTCGTTTATTGAGTTCATAAGCCAATCTCTATTTTAATTCAACACCATTTATCCAATTTTCTATGTCTTTTATATGGTCCTCCATATTTTCAATAGCAGACTGAATATTTTTTATCTCTTGCTTTTTGTTTTCAATCCTCTTTCGATAATCAGATATTATTCTCTGTCCTTTGTTTTCTGCACACTTTTTCTTGCTCACATAGTAATAACCATCATCATCGGTGTGCCACATATACGAGTTGTCAATCTCTATTTCTTCGCCATCATCATCTGTTGAGGTGAATGTGTCAAAACCGCAAGTCTGCATCATTTCTACATACTTATAAACGTCTTTCAATCCGTCAACCTTGTTTATCTTAACTATACATGGATGCTTGGATTCTACACCGAAGTTCTTGCAAAATGTGGATTTTACAAGGATAAAATCATCTATAAATCCACACACTTCATAAACACCGATACCTCGTAATGTTATATACTTATACAGCTTATCGCCTATCGAAAGCGGTGTATTCGCCTTTCTATTAGTCACTATTTTTTCTTTTACTATATCCATAATCATTCATTTTTAAGTAAATTCAACATCACTAAGATTAAGCACACCTTTATCAGCAAACTCATACCCTATGTATGTAGCCGATTTGCCGTTTATAATGTACCAATCTACTTGATTATCATCGTCCCCACGCGCAAAAAGCAAGTCATGTGTTACGCTGTTACCTCTCTTTAAGCCTACGAAATAGTTTAGATTATAGCAGCTTATTTCGGGTATATGCTTGAATGCGCTTGTGTCTATACCATCATAGACACCGTATCTTTCTTGAAATTTTTTATCCATAATTCTTCTGTTTTACTTGTTCAACCAAAAACTTTTAAAAATCATTCTTGTACTGTCTGTGAATGATTTTGTATTGACGTGACAATTTAGGCAACTGCACATAACCCTTACTTTGCAAGAATTTAGATACCAACTCAACCTTTTTATGATTGTCAAAACCTCTGTCTTTGCACATATTAGTTATACAGACATTCGCTTTGCTTGATGGCTTCTTTATAATCGGTGACGTATTATATCTTCCATAAGCGTGCGTTCTCGGATAACCAACCGCTTCACCTAAATACTCACCGGTAATAAAATCAAATTCACCGCTTATCAAACTATCTGCTATTTCACCCATAATAATCCAACATTTAAAATTTCACATTCAATCTTTCTTCACTCGTATAAGCCACTACAAGCCCAGTTTCATAATGCCGTATCGTGATATACTTTTCGTTCTTGTCAATTGTGGTAAAGTCGTACATGGTACATAGCTTGCCCAATACTTTGCCCAGTTGCTTCATCAGTGGGGCTTCGGGGCTGATAACTAAAACTAAATCTGCTTTCATAATCGTGTGTATTTTGGTAACCCGAAGGCTACCGAGTTAAACCTTAATTAATTCTTTCATATTTCTGCAATACGCTCACAGGTATACCATCGCTAACACCACAATCATTCTCAATTATACCAAAAGGCGTAATATTATTAGCAATCTTTTTACATTCTGCTACACTTTCACCATCATATCTCTCGTAGGTTCTTAATACTGTATATATTACTTCAAGGCTACCGGGGTGAATTATTTCTTTGTACATCTCTTTCATAATCTTCTATATTGCGCAGGGCTTTCGCCCTGCTGGTTAAACATTTAATATCGTAATCTCTTTATTACCTATCTCTGTATCTACGTTCAGAACCTCATACTTTTGAGCCTTATAGTTATAAACGATCTCACAAGTATTGAAACCTCTACCATCTTCTCTTTGGTCATAAACAGTGTTTATATGCTGATACATTTTATTGCCTAACATAAAGTTTGTCTTGCCTGATGTGCAGAAGTAGAATGCTACTGCATACTTCAATGTTTTCTTTTCATCAATCTTCTTTGTTGCCATGATTGTATATTTAAGCATTAATACCAATTGCGTTTCTCATAAAGTCACTTGCTTGTTCTACTGACATACCTAGTTTCTTTTGAATCAGAAGAAGCATACAGCTTACTTGTTCTTCTGTATCTAAGTTACCTTGTGCAAACTCTGACATGATGAACTTCTCTATTGTTCTTTGTTTAATTACTGATCTTGATTTCATTATTGTATATCTTTTAATTATTATTACTTCGTTTCTGACGATGCAAAGGTAGTGATTAAAATCATACACAAAGTAAACAATCGTACAAAACATATGATTATTATCATATATTAACAAACGCCATACAAGTATGATTATAATCTAAATAAATTTTAATATAAATGACTATACCCAATCAAAACAATCATGTTTCATTTGTATATTCGATTTTTAGCCTTATATTTGCATCTGATTAAAATCATACACACATGGAAGTAAAGACAATAATCAAGCAAAAGGGCTTCACAATGGAAGCCGTTGCAAAAAAAATGGGAATAACAAGGGTTACACTCGCCCAGAATCTTAGTAGAAATCCAACAGTAGGAACATTGCAAAAAATAGCAGATGTTATTGGATGCAAGGTTGGTGATTTTTTTGTTGATGACATGGATATTAATGAGGATACCAATACCATAAACTGCCCTCACTGCGGAGGTAAAATACATTTTGATGGAGAACCACGTATACCGAAACATAAGAATATACGAGGAAAAGAATACTACAAATAAAAAAATATGAAGAAAGAAACTATATACAATATTGCATGGAACATCAGAAAAGAAGTCGAGCAATGTCAAAAACATGGATACTTTATATCTTTTCCTAATGGCTTTTGCGCACTTAGCTCTATATGGATTTACGATATATTATCCTGCAAAAAAACTCACATGGTTGAAATAAGGCAAAAAACTCCATTCTTAAAAAACTATCCTCACACATGGGTCCATTGCGACGGCTTTGATGTAGATATCACATCTGACCAATTCAAAGGAAACAACTTTCCTAAAGTTTATGTTGGAAATGACAATATCATGTATCACCATTTTGATGAGGTTACATCTAAAGAAATATTGTTTCCTACGGAATTTATATTAAAGCAAATGTGCGATAATCTGTTGAAAGAAGGAGTAGAAGCATTATATAAAAATCTCGATATAGATGTAAACTTATTCTATAAAATAAAGCCGGAGCACTAAACTCCGGCTCATTAATTGATTAGCCCTTTGATTCTTAACCGATTTACGATTTCGGTGTAAAGATACTCTATATCTCCGCTGAAATCCCCATAGTTCTGATACAGAAACACGACATCCGCACAGTTGTCGGAAATTGTACTCTTAGACTGAATCCCCAATACCCTCGACATTTCCTCACGTAATCCGGCAGTCATTTTCCCACCGGCAAGCGAGCTTGGAGAAAATAGGTACAGGATAATGAAAATGAACTTCTTCCGTTGAGTAACACTATCAATACAAGGGGGAAGACTTCTGCTATTCAATAACTCAACAAAGATTTTATAGATATCCCCAATAAGGTTTTTATCTCTCAAAATCGGTGAAGCTAAGGCGTTTTCTTCTTCTGAAAGTTCTGATTTCTCAATTCTGATTTTTTTAAGACGAATTATTTTATTAAAATCCAGCTCCATAACACAATTATTTTAAAAGTAAATAGTATATTTGCACTATAATCGTGTGAGGGAGGATTGAGTGGTCGTGCGCTTGGTTCTCCTTTCTTATTTTACAGATTTATTCTTTTTCATAATAATCCTATTCTTTTCATTCACTTCCCTACTCCACATAATAGCGGAATAAATAGCTTTCGCATATAAAAAGAGTTCCTCACGACTGGTAAGGAACTCTACCCTAAAGGCTGCGCATTTTGCATCAGTCCAAACATTCTTATCTATCTTCATTGCTCATTAGTTAATTTTATATATTTATAATGTTAACAGTTAACATATATATTTGCCTGCTAAACCATGTTATAAGATGGCTGAACAAAGGCTGATAATTTGCATAATTCCTGTAAATCCGTACCTTTGCAATGTGTTTTTCATAGTATTAGATTAAGGTTAACAAAAGATTGGCTGTCTGGGATAGATAGCCTTTTTTTGTTTAGTATCACTTCAAAAATTAATCTCAAGAAATAGTCTCTATAGATATTCGTCTTTTTATCTATCTTTGTGCACTATTTAATAAGTTACCTTTAATACAATTGATTATGTTAGCTCGTATTTTTGCCATGGTTGTAGCCGGTGTTATTATTGTATACGTAGTGCGCTGGATAGATAGTATGTTCTCTAATTGGAAAAGGTAACTTTCAAATATCGGGTATTGATAATAAGTCACCTCTTTTCTATTTATT